TGCCGACGTCGGGCGCGGTGAAGGCGTGCAGCGGCGCCCGGTCGATTGATCGGCGGATGACGGTGGTCAGGATGCCGCTGAGCGCGACTGACCGGCTGCCTTCGTCGACGAAGGGGAACTCGCGGATCAGCGAGCGCAGCTTGCCGAGCGCCGCGACCGCCTCATCGCGGGTCGGCTCGAGCGGAATTTGCGGAAAGGTGACGCCTTGCGGCCGGTAGAGTATGCCGGTCTGTTCGTCGTAACCGGGTGTGTCGAGAATCGATCCGTCGGGCCGTAATGTCGGGCAGGTGGTGATACCTGTCAGGCGGCGCAGTCCCCAAATGTTGCGTTCCAGGTAGGCATTCGCAATCTTTGGCGGACAGTCTATCGGGATTAGAGCACCCTTGGCGTTGCGCTTGCGGAAGTCGGCCCAATAGGTGAACCGCTCGATCAGGTGGTTTGCTCTTAGTCTTACCAGCCGCAGGCCGCTTGTCTTGCCTTTATCGGCGATCGGGATGTGATGCGATACTACCGGATAGACGATAAGGCCATTTCGCTGGAAAAGCTCGTGGTCGGAGGCGACGAGGGCGGCTTCGGCGGCGTCGATTATCTGCGCCAATTGTCCGCCGGTAACAATGATTATCGGTCGCACCAGCACCGCCGCGGATGGCCCCGGCTCTTTGGACCCCAGCCCTTTCGCCATATCGTCGGCCAGATCGTCGCCGCCGCGCGGCAGGTGCACCTCGGTTGAAATTCCGACCGAGGTCGCCAAGGCGCACAACTCGGTCGCCGCGCCCTCGCCTGTCGTGCCGGCATCGGCAAACACCAGCAAGCGCCGGACGGCTTTCGGATTCGCCATCAGCCAGAACCCGAACTTGCGCATGCCGCCAGCGCTGAGCGTCGCCCAGCCGGGCACACCGAACATCTGCATGCCGGCGTCGGTGGTCTCGATTCCTTCGCCGACGCCGAGCACGCCGTCCTCATCGATCGGCGCGAGCATGACGACGCCGCCGTCGCAAGGTCCGAGCATCATCTTTGGCTGCGCCATGTCGCTGGCTTTGCCGCTGCCGTCGGCCTGCAGATAGGTGCGATGGATACCGCCGGTCGGCGTGCCGTCCGGGTAACGCACGCGGGCGACCATGCCGGGCCGCCCGCGCCTCGCCTTCCAATCTGTGAGATCCGGGTGAAAGAGGATATCGTCACTGTCGGGCAACGCCAGGCCGCGCGCCGCAAAGTAGGGCTCCAGACCGTCTCGCGGTTGGCAGTGCGAGAGAATAAAGTTTATCTCGGTGGCGTGATCATCGCCGGATGACTGGCGAGAGGCGCCATTGGGTTTTGGGTTGTCGCCGTGCCGGGCAATCAGGTCGGCCGCTTTGGCAAAGAGGTCGTCGCCGCCGAGTCCAGTTCCGTGCTTTACTGTCGATAGCGGCCCGCCGCCTTCTTTCGTCCCGAAATCATACCAGCCGCCGGCGTGGTCGCCCGACAGATAGACCACTGTGCTCCCTTCATTGCGCGGCGGATCGCCGTTGATGTTGGCGAGTCGGAGCTCGCCATTCATGACGCGGCCATTAGGAAAGATCTCGGGTGCCCAGCCGGCAGCGCAACCCGCTAATGCGGCGGAGAGTGCGTCGAGGTCGGGCTGCGGCGTGTCGTCATTGAGGTCGACCACCGTCCGCTCCCTGTCAGTCGAGAATCACCAGACCGCTTTCGGCCCGCGTGATCGCGGTGTAGAGCCAGCGGCGGCGGTCTTGTTTGTTGAAGCCCCATCTGTCGTCGAACACGATCACGTTCTCCCACTGGGACCCCTGAGACACGTGGCCGGTGATCGCCCAGCCGAAATCGGCCTCAACGAGGCGTCTTCTGATCTTCCAATCGCGCGCCTTGCGCTCTTTGTCGAATTTCTCGTGGTCGTGAAAGAGCCCGGAATACAATGTCAGCTTGTTGGGCTTCCCCTTGCTGTTGGTTCCCCCGATGATCGACGCTTCCTCGTTCCTTACGACCGCGCGGAAGCGCTGATCGTCGACGATTTCGACATCATCGAGTGTGATGAACATGCCGTTGAGCAGACCGAGCGCATTGTCGTTCTTGCGATAGATGATTTTCTCGCCGGGGCCCGTGGGTGTTGCGCTGCCGTTGAAGCCAGCTGCCCGACGCATGGCATTATTCAGGTCGAACCTTGTGGCGTGCTTGCCGCAGATTACCTGGCCGCCCTTGAGCAGTTGCGCCGCGGTAACGTCGCGTTCTGCCATTTTCCAAACAAACTCGTCGTGTTTCCCGTAAGGGATCGACTCGCCCAGTCGGGCCATTGTCGCCAATCGGATGATGGCACTTTCGGCGGCCTGCCGGTGGATCTCAGTCAACAGGACGTCTGGCTCGCATTTGGTGAATGCACCCTCGCCCTCGATTGGTGGCAATTGGCCGGGGTCGCCCAATACCAACACGGGCTTTTCGAAAGACAGCAGGTCCGCCGCCATTTTGGGGCCGACCATCGAGCATTCGTCGGGAATGACGAGCTTGCAGTCCCGTATTGCCGACTCTTCATTGAGACTCCAGTCCGGATCGAGCAGCTTGTTCAGCTTGCGAGAGAGTTTGGCGATCTCGACGCCGAGGGCGGCGCGTTCGATATTGTCGGCGGTAAGTGCGGCGGCCCTCAATTCCTCGATCTGCTTTTGCGTGTTGTCGATCTCGGTCTCTTTCTCACCGAGGGGCAAATAGATCAGTGAGTGGATAGTTTGGCTCGGAATGCCCTTCTTGCGCAGTACGTGCGATGCCTTGCCGGCGAAAGTGCAATACAGAACGTCCCTTCCGTCGGTCAGGCCGAGTTCGTCGACCAGGTACCTGATGATCGTCGACTTGCCGACGCCGGCGTAGCCAAAGATCCGGAAGACCTGCTGCTGGTGGGTGCGGTGGAGGAACCATTCCTTGGCCGCGCGCAGTCCGGCGGCCTGTTTGTCGGTTAGGACCATGTCAGCCATAGCAGGCCGCCCTGAATTCGCAATGGCGACAAAGGGTTTCACTGACCGTTATCGGCGGTAGCTGTCCGGCCTCGATAGCGCGCCAGATCTCGACGGCGCGATCGGTCAGCCGTTGCGCCTCAGCGAGGTCGAACGGGACGATTTCGTGATAGAGCGACTGGTCGTTTTTGTTGATCGCGCTGAGCAGGCATGCCTCGATGCGGAAGTGGGCGAGGTATAGCTGCGTCTGGCCGTAGTAGAGCGGCCGTGCCGCGCGTACGCCGAGCTTTACTAACTCGTTCCAGGATTTGTCGCTGCAAGTCTTGGCCTCCCAGAGAAGCGGATAGCGCAGTCCGGCAATCTGTGGCCCGGTAACAATGACGCCGTCACTGTGGCCGGCCACTGGCCCGTCGACGAACTCGAATTGCCGCCCGGTTCGCGGATCCTCGGTGACTAGCGCAAATCCAGCGCGACGGGTCCAATCGGCCAGGAGAGCCTCAAGGGCGCGGCCGGTCTCGAAAATTCGCAGCACGCGAATTTCGTCGGGAAGACTATCAGCGAGATAACGCAGTGCGACGCGTCGGGCACACGGATCGCCGATGATCGATGCGCCGAGGTAGTTGCGGCGCTCCTCCGCCATGCGGGTCTTGGTCAGCGCCGCGTCAATAGCTGCGTTAATCTGGTCGGTCACGCGCGGCGCCGCGGCGTCAGCCCGACCGGGGATAAAGCCCGATTTATGATTGAGGTCGACAATCATATTGGAATTGCGCCGGCGGCGGTTTGCTGCTGCATCGACGCGCGCAACGCGTCCCAGACGGCTTCAATGAGCCCGTCGATCTGCACAGCGGTGCAGTTATCAAAGGCGCTTTCAATGCCGAGCTTAACAAGGCAGTCATACACCGCGCGCCGCGCCGCCTTGATTGCCTCGCGTTCCATCTCTGTCTTCATGTCGATTACTCCTTTGGGTGGCGTGATCTTGCGGCCCTTAATTGCGGCCTTGGTCCGTTTCTGGGCGTCTTGGACCATTTGTTTGCGGTCGTCGGGGCGGAGGTACGGATACGTCGCGGTCCACCATGCGGTGTCGATCAGGTCTTTCGATCCAGTCTCGGGTGGGCAATACAACACCGTTCGCAACAGTACGTCGGCGATGCCGCGCCGTTCAGCGCTGCGGCGGCGAATTGCCCAGAGCGCGCCCTCGGCGCCCCAACGGATGCGAAAATCAACGCCAGGGTGAACGTGGAACCAGGTCCGGTCATCGAGCGCGTCGTGTTCATTGGGGCGCGGGGGGGCATCTAGCTCTCGGTCATCCAACTGGGCCCCTTCTTCGCCGGCGCCGCTGCCGCGGGTTCCTGCTGCGGCTCCTGCTGCCAGGCCGGCTTCGGCTGCAGGTGCTGGTGCAGCTTGGCCTGCAGATTGGCACCGGCGGCGCGCACCCCGGCCTCGCCGCCAGTCGGGCGCGGCGCGATCTCGCCGCCCTGCCGGATGGTCGCCCACTCGGGCTCGTCCGGGGTGACGATGTGGGCGATCTTGTTTTTGTCGGCGTACTGCCCGCCGTCGGGCGCCTGACTGCCGCGCTCAACGCCGATTTTGGCAATGAATTCGAGCCCATCGACGCTTTTGAAATTGGGCAGCCGGCGCTTGGCCTGTGCCTCTGCGCTCATATCCTTTGGACTGACCCCCAGTGCGCTCTCGGCCATCGCGCGCAAGCTCGACTTCGTGATGTTCCAGGCCAACGAGACGCCATTCTCATCGGTCTTGCCACCCTGAACAGTCATTGATTGCCAGAATTTGCGCTTGGCATGCGGGCCGGCGAGCACCGTGAATTCGAATTCCAACATCACCGCGTCGCTGGATCTTGACGCCTTGAAGAGACCGACGTCGGCCGTGTCCGTGTTGGGCAGTGTGTACTCGCCGGGGCGAATTGACGCGCGCAGCGGCGCAAATACGCCGTCCGGGATTAAATCCCGCCGTTGCTCTTCTGCAGTGTTCAGGTCGAGCAGCATGGATGCCTCCTTTAGGTTGCTGCGGTGGTTTCGGCCGCACTGCGCGACCGATTGATTTTCTCAATCAGTTTTCCGAGATGCGGCTGCTCGATGAGGTCGAGGTTGCCGCTGCGATCGCCCGCGGGTAGAGCCCACAAATTGGGCGACTGGCAACAGAGCGCGCGGTACGCGCCTTTGCCGAGGTTGTGGATCCAGGTATTTGTCGTGCTGTCGAAGTCGAAATCGGACATCGTCGCGATATGATCCACGATGTACGGGAGTTCGGCGCCGGCTTTCGCGCCCTCGGTCTGCAATTCGAAGACTTCGCGCCCGAATTCGTCGATGCGGTGGTCGAGACCGCCGACAAAGATCACGTTCTTACCGGGCGCGTGCTGTAGGTGTTTCAGGAGCGCAATGACCTCCCGACCCAATAGCCCATAAGCGCCGCGCGTATCAGGCCGGCCAGTGCGCTCGCTGAACGCTGCGGGCTGGGTTTTCGCCCACTGCATGCAGACCCGGGTGAGGTCGGTAATGCTGTCGACGAAGATCGTCCGATAGCGCGCGGGGTCAATGATATTGCCGAATTGGCCGACGCAGTATTGGTGGTGCGCCTCAGAGAACGTCTGGTCGGGCTGACGGGAAGGGTCGGGTCCGGCAACGAGGCAGACGACGTTGATGGCGTCGAGCCACGCCCGCAATGGGATGCTGTTGCCGCCCCAGCGCCCCTCGACGGACTTGAGGCCTGCCTCGAAGTCGAGACAAAGAGTCTCGGCCTCGGGCAGTGTCAGCAGTAGGGAGGTTTTGCCGACCTTGGCGCGGCCCGCGATCACGATCGACGTCTTGCGCGTCGTTTCGGCGAGGCGTTCCTCGGCGGTAATCAATCGCAAGATCACAACCGCAGCTCCCCGGCAATGCGGCGCAGACCCTTCGCCCAGTTTTTACAATCTTGCTGCGTCGGCCTTAGTAGCCCGGCCTGGTACTCGATCTCCTCGATTAGGTTTTCCAGGGCGGAAAGCGCCGTGCGCCGCGTGTCGTCGGCGTCTTCGGCATCGATGGCGGTGAAAAAGGTGATGTCGCGTACGTTGGCCATGGGCCCTCCTTTTGAAGTAGAGCCGCCCAGGGACTTGAAATCTCGAGCGATCGCCGATACTTGGTGGGAGGTCTCAGGTCCCAACCAAATATAGCCCCGCCGAGCTCCTCCCTTGGGCCGGCGGGGTTACTCACTCTTGTGCTGTGATGTGTCCTATGTAGCCGGGGAGCGGGCCCGCGACGAGCGGCGCCCCCCTCGCTTCACTCGTCGCAGGCTCGCAGGCGGCAGCCTCAGCATGCCCATCGGCCACAGGCGAAATAAGCGAATTGAGGAAGTCCGCGATAGCCCTGCCGCCGACCAAAACATCGCCGCACGCACCGACTTTTTCTTCGTCGACGGGCGAGCCTGTGATCTTGGCCCGAAGCCTTTCTTTGCTTGCAGTCTTTAGGGAACCGAGCTGACCTATTGGCAGGTTGCCTTTTCGGTCAGCGGCGTAAACGTCCCCGCGCTCGAATTTCTTTTGCGCCGCCATCCGGCACGCCTCCGTTGTCTTGCGTCGCAAGAGATTGGGAGGCGTATTTGGGGATTACGAGGGGCCTTACTGATTTTCCTGCCCAAAATAGTTCAGAATTACATTATGAACACTTCTGGTCAATTTTGGGCAACTCAGACAGCAGCTCTTGTCGTGCTCGTCTAGCAGTCGATCGGCTTGTGTTGTAAGCCATTGCGAGCATCTGGTCTGATAAGGTTTTTCTATCGGCAAGCTTGGACTTGGACAAATCTGGGCCGTATTTATCCTTCATCTCGCTCTTGACACGGTCCCGTGGCCCGCGCTTTCGCCCGAGATGATGGGATTGTGCTGGGGGCACCTGATCACCGCCTCCTGATCCCTCGACCTGCTGGGGTGCTGGCGTCGCGTTGGCTACATCAGACGGTGGCGACGATTGCGCGCTATCCGCGGCATTCACTTCCGTGAGATCGCGCAGAAAGGCCGCCGCCCCCGGCGGCGCATTCCTCGCCTCTGCGTAGCGGAGGCAGGCGTCCCGCGTCAGCGCCACCCCCTCCTCGTACAAGAGGCAAACGCCTCCATCAACCAGCTGCAGGATTATCATCTTGGGCGACAGAACGATCTCTTTGACCACCGACAATGGAGGCAGTTCCACAGGCCAGAGGTCCAGCGGAGTGCCTTGCAGTGACACCATTTCCTCGGCACTGAATCGCTGGTCCAGTCTCCACTGAACTAAGTCTCGGCGAACGCGCTCCAGGTCGGCTGGATTGTTCCTCAGATTTTGAGGGTTGCGGACGAGCAGCCCTACGAATTTGGCGAGAGTGAAAATTCGTCGTTGCGCAAGCGCCTCTGCCCATTTTTCATGCCAGTCACGTTGAGCTGCTTGATCGCGCAGCCGCCGCTTATGCTCACGCGCGTACTGTTCCTTATAAGTTTCAGGATCCCCCTCCTGGTCGCCCCAATGCGTGATTAAATCGTCAAGAGAAAGCTCGAGGTCTGTCCAGGCAGACTCTCCCGTAACGGTTGAAACCAAGTACCGGCTGTGAAACCTCGTTTTGTCGCTGTCAAACTCAAAGTGGAGATTACCATAGTTAGGCGCTGGGATCAGTTCGACAATGTCGCTTGCGGTTCCGTGGACCACCCGGCGTCCGCGCGAATGCACGCGGCCCGCGCGGCAAAGCCTGTGCAGCTTTCGGAGCACGTCGGCACGACGTTCGGGTAAAGTCGAGGCGCGGGGCAGTGGCAGTTGGTCAAACATATCAGCTGCCGCCTCTTCGGGCTGGCAGCGCCTCGTTGACCCATCCCGGTCGAGGCCCCACGCCAGAACTTCGTCCAGCGTCATCCCTCGAAAATCGGGCATGCCGCGCCTCCTCAAAGCGCGCTCTCCTCAAGGGGGGTCGCGACGGGACCCGTTGAGGAGCCGGGCATCGGGAGCGATCCGCCCGTCGCGGTTCGAGATTATCGCGCCGCGGCCAGCGACGCCACCTCGCCGGCGTCACGGGCGTTTCTGGAAACAGATTACGACGTCGATGAACAGCCTACTCGATGTTGCAACCGTGTCGCGACGAGCGGAATAGACCGGATTGTAGCCCGCAGAAATGCTTTGCAACAGAACGCAACAAGAAGGCCGCCAGGAGGCAGATCCATGGTCTTAACCGATTGATTTAGTTGGCTGGGGCGGGAGGATTCGAACCTCCGTATCGCGGAATCAAAATCCGCTGCCTTACCACTTGGCTACGCCCCAATCGGTGCCAGT